TCATTTCGGCACTTTCGGGTACACATCGATTGTGAATTCAGAGTTTTTCTGGTTTTTCTTATTTCGTTTCGTTTTAGTCAGAACAATCCTGTCAATCAGCTGTCTCAAGGCACTGTTCTTTTCCGGGACAGTCAGAGAGCCCCACTCACTCAATAAGTTCTTGCACTTCGGGACAAAATTCTTTCGGTTTGCCTGCCTTGCGATTGTGACATACAAATCTTCACGGGCAGCAGTGATGTTATTCATGCAGTCTCTGATCCGCTGTTCCAGTGCATTCGAACGCTCAATAAAGATTTCTTTTGTGTAAATTCCCTGCTCTAAAAAATCAAATAAGGATTCTCTCTGTTTCAAAAGCGTCTGATGTTCAGTCTCAAAATTTGTGACGATCAATTCTTTTGCGGCAATGGCAGCAGTATCTTCCTCATGAGTGTCAGAAAATTCATACTTGGCTATGTAGTCTTTCAGCCACCCCAGAAGAGCTTCTTCCAGTTCATCAATCCGTATTCCGACCGTGGAACACTCTGCATACTGGCAAATCAGAAAATCATAGGGTGTTTTTGTTTGTGCTTTCTTGCGGACCATAAGCCGGCCGCATTGCGAGCATCTGACCAGACCTGCAAATAGATTCTGTATCGGCCGATCACTTCTGATCGGAGCAGAGAAGCATCCTTTTGGTTGATTCGCACGCTCAAATAAGTCTATGTTGATACGTGGCGCCCATGCTGCGTCTGCGAGAATGTAATCCGTGGCGTTTGGACGGGACTTTACCACACGACCGTCTTTTACAGCTCTGACTGTCTTACGATATCCCCAACGGACTTTTCCGATGTTTGCCGGATTTGAGATAATTCCTTTTAAAGTGGAGGGAGTGAAAGGCTTTCCGCTCCTTGCAAGGATTCCCATATTGGACATATAGGTACAGGCTTTTTGGTATCCGTACTGCTTATTTCCGCACAGATCATACATCAGATCAAGGACTGGTGCTTCGGTCTGATGTGGGGCGAGAGAGTAGTGCTTTCCATCCGGTGCAATGACACGCTCCCATCCATAAGGGGCAACATTGCCAACGTAATAACCATCAGAACTGGAACGTTCCCTGCCACGCTGCATCCGGCGCTTGATTGTTGCGTACTCCCGGCGGCTCATAAATAAACTGAACTCAAAGTACTCATTATCATACTCATTTGCAGGATCGTAGGTTTTATTCGGTGTTACAATCCGGGTGTTGGAATAAAAAAAAGCACGCTGCACACGCCCCTGATCGATCGTATCACCTCTGGCCAGACGATCTACGTCCATTACGAGGGCGCCATCCCACATACAGGCTTCTACCTCAGAGAGGACTTGCGTCATGACTGGGCGGGCATCGATACTGTCTCCGGACACAACTTCCCGGTAAATCGCACCGATCGGAAGAGAGAGAGTCTTTGCCAACTCTAACAGGGTAGTAATGTGGCGTTCCAGAACATCAATCCCTAGCGCTTCCAGTTCGGCGTCTTTTCTGGATTTTCTGGCGTAGATAAAATAAGACATTGTATCACACTCCTATGTTATTGTATTTAAATTTGGGTACAAAAATAACAGCCAGCACATGAACGAATGTTCTGGATTGCAAGCTGTTTCCGAAGATGATACAATATTCGTGGATTTCAATAGCATATCTTCGGATATGTAGACCGTCTCAGTGTTGGTAGCACTGGGGCGGTTTATTTGTGTATATAGCAAAAGACACCCATACAAATACTTGCATGAGTGCCTTTCAACCGTAATCAATACGGTTATCTCTATACAAGTATATTACTATATAAATAAAAATATTACAACAATTAAAATACATTTTTTTTAAATGTTTAAGAGTAATTTGGCATACTTTCTGGGACTATTCTAACGTAAAACTTCTAAAATAGATCTTGCTTATCAAATTTATTGTACTCTATCTCATCTTTTGGAAGTGCGATTAGCAAATCTAAATCAGAAATATTACGAATTCCTATTTGTCCTCTTACATACTCGAAAGCATGGGGATGAATTTTTGTTTGCAAGTCTGTAAGCGTATTTTTAAATTCGGAAATAAATTGCTTGTATTCGATTTTTGGAAGATAGTACTTGAAATATATAATCAGGTCAAATATTTTCTGATCCAGATTCCTCGAATAACCAGGACTAAGAGAACGCAAATATTTTTCAAGAATCCTACCAGATTGGCCACGTGAATCTTTTTTGCGAGAAAGGCAATAAACCCTTTCGTTATGAGCGCAAGAATTTCGAATTTTCCGCATCCAGTGGAGACTTCCAATTAAAAGTTTTACGTTTGCGCGTCCGTTTTCGTCTTCTAATCCGTACAATGAACATAACGAATGAGATACTTCAATTTTACTATATCGGATAATGTCTATAAAAGTGGAAAAATTAACTACTTTAATCATTATCCAAGTAGGTATTTGCTTGTGATTGTCCATATAAAACTTTACGTAATCAAGCTGACTTTTACTTAATTCGCTGTAGGCTTTAGAAATAACGTTCATTTTTTGTTGCAAAGATTTATTAGGAGAGTAGGCAGTGGTGTCATACCAAGGAGTACGTCCATTATCGTTACATTCATCAAATTTGTAACCGGCCAATGTTCTTGTCTCTTCTTCTACTTGAGTAATATATTTCAGTAGCAAAGAACGCAATTCATCATCAAATTTTTTGACTGCATGCAATTGAGTAATTGATGTATCAGATATATAGGTATGATTTCCAAAAGCATCTTTTCCACTAATGAAAGGAGCTTTGTATCCATTTACAATATTGAAATAACCAGCGCGTATCAAAATCTTTTTGTGAGAAGAACCAGCGCATAAAATATGCTTATCATTTCTTAATTTCCGCATTTGTTGATTATAGGTTAAGAAAAATTTATCATCATTCATAAATATCACCTCTCTTCCTCTGTACTTTTCCACCACTCTATATAAACACCGAAGCGGTTATATCATTTCCATAACTGCCAAATTAGGAATAAAATAAATAACATAATTATCTACAGTAGTACATTTACCATATTTTCCAGTATAGCAGTCAATAGCTTCTTGAAGATATTCTTCTGTGACGTGTAGATGTTCTGCAATCTCGTATCTATTCTGGCATCCAGCATTAAAAGCGGATATAATACCACGCAATCCGATCATCCGGTTATATCCATATAATCGTGCTTGTTGTTCCTGCTTTCTATTCCACGTATCTTTCATATCAAGGATATTGCCTATAGATGTAAAATTGTGCCCAAGCTCTTCAGCGAGAACGCAGGCTTTTTCTGCAGATGTTTCCAAGTTATTTGATATTGCAATTCTGTTTCTATATATTAGTCCATCGCTGCTGGATAGAGCCTTTTCGCGGACGATAAGTCCGCTGTTATTCGCCTCTTCTAAAAGCTCTTCATAAATTGTCATTGTATCACTCCCATTCAGAGTCATTCATCATAATGTCTTGATCATGTTTTCTCATTTCATCTGTTACTTTAATGTCGGTTCGTTCATGAGCTGCTAATACTTCTAAATGTTTGTTGGATTGCTCAGGACATATGTTATATACTTTTGCCTCTTTTATTTCAGAAGTAGATATTGAATTTTCATATTCCTTATCTAAAACAAAATCAACAACTTCTTTTCCGTGTGGGTTTAATTTGCGGTAGCGTTCTATGATGGTCCATTCCTTATTTGTGAATAATACATCTTCAACAGTATTTGAAAAAGTTTCCATTATATTATTACATTTGTAAATTTGGCAAAGCGCTAAGAACATGTCTGCATTTGCGGAGTTACGTCCACTTTCGTAGCCATAGAGTGTTTTATCAGAAATATCAATATTAAAATTCTTCAGTCTATCAGCAACCTCTTTTCGAGTCATATTATTATTTTCTCTAAGAAGTTTTAACTTTTCTCCGATATTCATATTATCTCACCTCACTTTTTCTTCAATATAACAAAAAATCTTGTGATAGTCAATTATATATCTTTGAAATAGAGAAAAATGTTTGTAAAATGTGTTGACAATCTCTAAAACAAAGAATATAATAATGCCAAGTTCTTTGTAACAGAGAAAAGAGGTGGTGAAAATGGGAGCTACGAAGAATGTAGCAAGATATGTACAAGAGAAAGCAATAAATCTATCTGCAATGTCAAGGGCAACGGGGATTCCATATAGTGCTTTGTACGACAGTCTTGCGAATAAAAAAAGGGAACGGCCATTATCTATGGATGAAGCAATTATTATATGTAAATTTCTTGGAGTGAACCCGATGGATTTTGCAGAGGAGAAACAGAATGAAAGAAAATGAAAAAATGGAAGTACAGGTATTAGTTCATACAGAAGATGCTTGTGAAAAAGTAAAAGAGCTGATAGAAGAATTGAAAAAAGCCAATTCATTAGCAGATGAATTGGCCGAAAAAATAAAAGATAACCTAAAAATTGATATCAAGATCTAATACAACTTCGTTTTCACAATGCGGACAAATATTATTGCCAGGATAGGCATCAAACAATTTTTCGCAATGTGGACATTCAACCTCATAAGAATCTGATAATAAAGATTCTTTAGTCTGATCTATGATGTCAGACATAATTTCATCAGGATTGAAATCTGTTTTGAATGTAATCATTAAATCACCGCCTTTCATACAAAATTAAAACAAATGTTCTTCGAGTAGAATAATACTAAAAATTTTGCGTGTCAAGAAAAATACTAAATACTGTGTAAAAAAATACTGTTGACGCAAGATATAGTGAAAAAGGTGAGTGGTGAGAATGCAAGAAATTGATGGAGGAAGAATATCAAATTATCTGTAGGAAATTTCTGATACAGGAATTATGAAGTCTACGTTTACAGACTGGGAAAGAGGCAGAAGCAAACCTAAAACAGAAAAACTAAAAATATTAGCAGATTACTTCGGTGTATCAGTGGATTATTTCCTTGAGTAGGAAGGATTGAAAGGAGGGAGAGAAGTGGAAACAATGGAAAGCTATAAAAATGCAGAGCGTTTAGCAGAAGAGATTTTAAAAATGTGTACAGAAAAAGGAATCACATTAAAAGAATTACAAATGCTAAAGACCACCCTGCCGATTGCAATTGATCAAAAGGTAGAAGAATACCTATCGAGGGAAAGATTATCGTAAATCACTCTTACCCTCTTCCATAGAGTTGCGAATTTGATTTAGCAAACGAAACTATATGCAGTTGTCTACAAGATGGAAAAGAAAAGGAGGGAAATATGATCTTTGAAAAAATTGAAAATTTAGCAAAAAAGAAGGAGATCACGATTGCTGCTTTGGAAAAAGAATTAGGATTTGGAAATGCAACAATCAGAGGATGGAGAGAAAGCTATCCTACAGTAGATAAGCTAAAAAAGGTCGCAGATTACTTCGGCGTATCAGTGGATTATTTTCTTGAGTAGGAAGCGAGGCGAGGAAGATAAACATACAGGAAGCAGTAAAACAGGCATTAGAAGAGGGCGGGAAGATTTACCGCAAATCAGCAAAAATGGATTGTGCTGATATATATGCAGCAATTAAACCAACGAATTCTTATGACACATGTATATTGATCGTTAAGACACATAAGGGTGATAAAAGAAGCTGCAGGAATTGGAATCCTACAGCCGACGATTTGATGGCTGATGATTGGAATGTATTAAGGAATGAATTTTGAAATAAAATCAGCCACATTTAACAATGTTTCAGCACGTTGATTTTCCATAGTTGCAATTGCATAGTCAGAAAGGTTGCAGTTATATACGGTATCATCAGCGTAGAAATTGTTTAAAAAATTATTTCGACCTAGCTCTCGGAGAACTTCTTCGAGATCATCGATGTTCCAGTCAGGTAAAAAGTTTTCGTGAATGGAAGAAGTGGAAATAAAATTTCGGGACTGAGATTTGCTAAATCCATGTTTGCGGCGGTCGGAATATTCTTTATACAAAATGTATAAAACTTTTTTTGCATCTTTGGTAAGCATTGATATCTCTCCTTTTCATATTACTCGGCATTGGCAGATGCCTGTATTTACAGTATAGGAGACAAAAGGGCAAAAGACAACAGATGTGAAGGTGAATATTTCCATCTTGTAGACAACTGCATATATAAAATGGCCGCACTTGAGGAAACAAGAGCGACCATCCGAGTAAGTAACATGATGCTTACGGAATTTTCAAATTTAGAAGAATGATACCTGGATATCAGCACCTAAACGATTAAGTCTAGGCGCTGAAAGAGCTCTTATATATCGTATTCATCTAAGATTTTAAAAATCTGTAAAATAAGTACAACACATTCGAGAATATTTTTGAAAAATTCCCTTAAGCCCCACCTCCTTTCCTGGAGGTGTCCATTTAGAATGTTACTCCTTGGCAACTCCTTTCCAGCCATTTATGACCTTTAGAAAATTATCTAAGTGTAACAAGGTCATTGTAACAGATATATGCAGTTGTCTACAAGATGGAAAACAAAAGGAGGGAATTATGATACTTAAAAAAATTTTAAAGCTGGCAGAGAAGAACAACATCTCAATCAGTTGTCTTGAGAAAACTCTGGGCTTTGGAAACGGAACAATTAAGAAGTGGGGGAATCGTCTCCAAGTGTGGATAAGCTGAAAAAGGCATCAGATTACTTCGGTGTATCAGTGGATTATTTTCTTGAGTAGGAAGCGAGGTGAGAGAGATGTGGATTTCAAGGAAAAAATGGGATTATCTGTTACTTCGTATCAAAAAGTGCGAGGATGACATCAAAATTCAGAAGGAAAATACGGAGAATTTAATCAGAAACATGGCGAAAAGAATCCTTGAACAACCAGAAGAGCTGCGCGAAGAAATTCAAGGTATTGAACGTATTGAAAAGTATATTGATGAGTTTATTCAGTCTTGACAAAAAGCGAGAGGAGAAAAGATGGAAATTGTAATAGCAAGCGTTATCTGCTCAATCATAGCATCAATTGCAACAAGCCTTATTATCGCAAGGGAATCTTTGAATATTATGCGAGATGAAGCGGATAGAGTATTTAAAATGAACTTAAATTTTGTCGGAGATGTTGTAAATATGTTGGCTGATAGATTTGGAACAACTCGGAAATAAAGGCTGATGGACAACATACATAGGACAATCAACCTGCATACATAATAGCGAGGTGATGATTTTGATCGTAGAAACAGTAAAAGTAAAAAATGCAACAATCCGGGTACACGATGACTGTTATGCAGAACGAACAGAAGAAGAGGTGAAAAGCCTGATAGACGGATGCTGCAGGATCATCCAGGAGGCATTATTACGAAAAGAGAAAACCGCCTGAAGGCGGGGGAAGGTGGACAAACATATGAAAAACAAAAGATTAACCATACAGCGAATCGATAAGTTTATAAAGGAACTAAGCTTGACCGAAAGAGTAAATGGCTACTCGGAACAGCAGAAACAGCATGCGATTGCCTGTTTAAACAATTACTGCAGGGAGTTGGAGTATCAAGGAAGAAAATCAGTAAAAATCAAAGGAGCGACCAATGGACCAGAGAATCTTGAACATGACGGCAGGACAAGTCATTGAGTACAGCAGGCTTGTCAGCAGAAGAGAGGAACTGCGGCAGTTTCCGGAAGAGGAAGGAGCTGTTGCAGAGTTGAAGTTAATCGAAGAAAGGATCAAAGAACTTGGATTTGAATGAAGAGAAGGAGAGGAAACAGATATGGATCATTCGCTGGCAATCCGGAAAGATCCGGAGCGAGTATGGGACGTACCAGGAAGCGAAACAGGTAGCAGAAGAAATCGGGGGAGAGTACATCATCGTATGAGTTTCCGAAAGAGAAGACAGCTTCGGTATGCAGAAGAATTACTGCGGATCCTGGAAGCAGCATTGGGAATCTGTGCGATCATGCTGATGGGAACCGGATCCTTATGGATCGGGATGATCCTTATGACAGCAGGATTAGAACTTATCTGTAGGTACATAGAAAAAAGCGTAAAAAATTAGTGCACCTGCCGCAAACAGATGCACTGGACATTTTGTCAATACAAACAAAATAAAAACTCATTTATATTGTACACCTGTATTGGCAAAATGTCAAAGAAAATGAGAGCGAAAAGCTCCCGTTTTAAACTTGATAAGTATATTAAACTTAGGAGCAAAACAGGATGTATAAACGAAAGAGTTATGACCTGGGAGACATCAGAGAAGTGATGGAGTATCACAATGGAAGATATGGTGCTCCGGGAATGCCAAGAGAGAAAAAGAAGAAAGCCACAACGGAGCAGATCAGGAAGGTGAATCAGTGGAATAAAGAACGAAAGTGTTGGAGAAAGATGAAGCTGAACTTTCAGGAGAATGACTACTGGGTGACATTGACGTATAAATTGGAGAACCGGCCACAGGACATGAAAGAGGCTGCCAAGGATTTTGAACGGTGGAGAGATAAGGTAAGAAGACAATACAGAAAACGAGGAGCAGAGTTGAAATGGATGTTGCATACCGAGATTGGAAGCCGGGGCGGCGTCCATCACCACCTGGTCATCAACCGGATTCCGGATGCAGATCTGATCATGCGCAAAGCATGGGAAAAGGGAGGCGTCCACATCGATCTGCTGTATGACGAGGGAGGCTTCCGGAAGCTGGCCGAGTATTTAAGTAAAACGCCGGATGAGGAGAACAAGATGAAAGAAAGCCGGTACTCCTGCAGCAAGAATTTAAAGATTCCAGTGGCGGAAGAAAAGGTTTACAAAAGAAAAACATGGAGTGACGAGCCGAAACCGCCAAAAGGCTATTATCTTGACAAAGAAACATACCATGAAGGAATCAATCCGGTAACAGGATACAAATACCGAAGATACATCCTGATCCGTTTGAACAGGAGAATTTGATATGAAAGAGGTAAATATTTACATAAGGACAAGTCTGACAGGTCCATGTATCAAAGATGGAAGATGGGCGGCCGCAATGGAATGTCAGACAAGCAAAGGACCGGCAGTCAAAGGAATTTGCGGGGAAGAACAGGAGACGACCTATTATCGTCTGGTGCTGCTTGGAATCGTGAAATCCTTGAAAATACTAAATGCGCCGTGCAATGTGACCCTGTATACGGATTGTATTTTTATCAAGAACATGATCGAAAACGGGAAGCCGGAGCAGTGGAAGCGGGCGGAATGGAGAAAACCGTCCGGGGAAGAGGTGAAGAACCAGGAATTGTGGCAGCAGTATCAGGCGTTGGCAGAGCGGAATGAAATAGCCGTCAGATTTAGTAAACATCACGATTACGTGGAAAAATTAGAGAAATTACTGGAGGAAAAACAGCATGTTTGATGTATTTGGAAATTTTGATTCCGTAGAAGAATTAAATGCATGTGCAAAAGGACTTTTGGAGGAGCAGGATCTGGAGCATTTAAAAGTGCTGGCAGAGGAAAACGGGATTCCGGATGGAATCCGGGAAGTATATGAGCAGCATCTGTCGGAAGAACTGGTAGATTTAGTAAATGCGGCACTTGGAAAGCTTCAGATCGAGTTAAAGGAGGAAACGGACGGGATGCCGGCAGGAGAGATCGTGTCGTATCTGTCAATGAGGTGCTTCGAAAAAGAAACTCTGGCAAAAGCAGTAAGAAGAAAGAACCGGACACTCAAAGAATGTCTGAAGCATATCCGGAAAGAAGCAGAAAAAAGAGTCAAAGAAAGAAGAGGGGCACAAATGGTGGCAATGCCGGATCTGGAAGTATTTGCCATGGCAGAAGAATACTATCTGGAGGCGGAGAAATGAGAAGAGGAGAGTTATTAAAGCTTCCAGAGTTAAAAGTAACGGAAACGATGCGAAAGACAGTCGGGGAAGATCAAGGACATCAGGTACTAAGATGTGGAAGACCACCTGTCTGGAGTGCAACATATTATTGGTTCTATCGTGCCAAGAAGACAGGAACGGTTTTAGAGATCGATGTATTTACAAGGGATATGATCTTGGCTGGCACAGCACATCCGGAATACCGGCTATTCCTTTTGGAAGAAAACAAGTACTACACCTATGACAATTTGTGTGAGAAGTGGAGAACTGCAAAAATAGATAACTTAAGCTACATGGAAGGATGTGAAGAGATACAACAAGGGTACTGGTACAGTAGCAGAAAAGTGTGGATACGAGAAGAGGACCGAAAACGGATCTCAGAATTTTGTCACAACGGAAAGGAAGAACCACGTGCAGCAATCGCAAGATGGCAAAATTACAGTAAGGGCAGAAAAGAAATTGATGAAATTGATTCTGAGATGGCGCTGGTGCCGGAACTGCCCAAAGATTTTGATGAGTTTGTAGACCGGGAAGTCCTTCCACAGTATTTGTTTTACGATGCCGGAAGAAAAGTAACAAAAGGGCATTGCACACATTGTGGAAGAGAAGTGAAAATCCGGAATCCACACTATGGAGACGCGGGAGAATGCCCATCCTGCAAGCATCCTGTTACCTACAGAAGCCGAAAGAAAGGCGGAAATGTCAATGCAAGAGGGTATGCAGGGCTCCTGCAGAAAACAAAAGAGGGATATGTATACCGATATTTTGAGTGCTATCGGAAATTCAGGAATGGACAAAAGGAAAACGGCGGGCACTGGGAGCTGATACGGATCACGTATGACCGGAATTTAAAAAAGATTCATGAATTTGAATATGAACAGTATAAGCAGACAGACTGGGTTCGGTGGTGTTACAGAGACGGATGGAGATATTATAAAGTGGTAGAGCATGAAGCGATCCTTTATAACCGGAATCTCAAACAGATCTTAAAAGGAACACCGTTTCAGTATTCTGCAATGGAATGTTTTGTGAAACGTGGGAAATATCGGGAAAAAATGTATTTGGATCAATATATAGATGGATACCGGCGTATGCCTGGAATCGAACAGCTGGTAAAGTGCGGGTTTTACAGAATTGTCAAAGAAGAAATGCAGGGGTACAACACAGGATACTTAAAGAAGAAAGAACGGTCCTGCAAAAAGATATTAGGGCTCAGCGGGGAATATTACCAGCTGTTGGCTGGAAAGAATCCAAGTGTAAGGGAATATAACACCACTTATGAAATGCAGGAGAAGGGATTACATCCAACATGGCAGCAGATTCAGTTTTTTGCAAGGCTTCAGAGAAAATTCACTAGATACATCCGGTATACCACCATTCACAAGATGGAACGGTACATCAAAGAAGTGTTAGGAGAAGACAAGAGACGAGCTGTGGACTATCACGATTATCTGAAGATGGCAGAGGAACTGGGATACAACATGAGAGAGTCGTGGATCTTATTTCCGAAGAATTTAGAACAGCGTCATGAAGAGTTGATTGAAGAGAGCAGAGAACGAGAAATAAAAGCAAAAGAGGATTTGGACAATAAAAAAGACAAAAAGTACGAGAAATACAGAAAACGGGACAGCTATCTGGAAATGGAAACAGAACAATTTGTGTTGAGACTTCCGAAACGGATCCATGAAATCAGGCAGGAGGGAAATGCCATGCATCATTGTGTTGCCACGTACATTGACCGGGTGGCCAAAGGTGAGACAACGATCCTGTTTCTGCGAAAGAAGCAGGATCCGGAGACACCGTTTTACACCATGGAGGTAAACAATGGGGTTATGATCCAGTGTCGGGCAAAATATAACAGACCTATGACAGAGGAAGTCAAAGAATTTGTTGAGTTATTCAAAAGAAAGAAGTTGAAACGTACAGAAAGGAAAGCTGGATAGATGGAAGAATTACAGACAATCAGTACACTGCAGGGGGTAGAAATTGCATTACGAAAAGAACTGGAACATATCGCAGAGGGATACATTAAAGTTGGATATCTCCTAAAAAAGACCAGAGACGCAGAGTTTTATAAAGAGAAGGGGTATGCGGATGTGTTTGAGTTTGCAAAGGAAACCTTCAATATCAGCAGGACGTGGGCGATCCGGTTTATGCAGATCAATGATACATACAGTATCAACGGGAACAGTCCGGAAATTCAGGAAAGGTACCGGGGATATGGCAGCAGTAAGCTGTCTGAAATGCTGGCGCTGCCGGAAGAAGTTCGGGAAGTGGTACCAAGAGATGCAACGGTGCGGGAAATCCGGGAGGTAAAAGAAGTCATCCGGGAAACAGAAGATCGTTATTCACCGCAGATGAGCCTGTGCGACATCGCACCAGAAGAACACCAGGGAAGCTGGACGGAAACATTGGTGTATGAATTTTTCAAAGGAGAAGGAAAAGGCTGCTTTGAGAAAATGCATAAATGGATATGGGAAGACGAGCCAAAAGAGGAAAGTGTGATCAACAGGGAGATCATGGGAATTGTAGCTCCAACAAAATTCCGGATGTTTCGGATGCAATTTGCAAATGCGCTCTTCAGTGAGTTTCAGATTCGGATCATGCCATACAATGGCAGGGGAGAGCCGGAAGAGATCAGCTATCTGGAGTTGGCCAAAACATTTGAACAGACCTTTTATCCGGAAGGCAGGAAGATGTCTGATTCAAAAGCCTATGAAGAAGTTTATCAGATGCCACTGAGGGAAAAGAAAGAGAGGGAAGTCTTAAAGACGGAACCGTTAAAGGAAAAGAAAGAACCTGCCAAACCAAAGGAAACATTGGAAGAGCCAAAAGAACCAGAAGAACAGATTCCGGGACAGATGGAAGTGGAAGATTATCCGGAACTGATGCCGGATCCGGTTATGAATCTTCCGGAAGAAGAAAAGCAGGTACATGAGATCACAGAAGAAGTGGTCCAGGAAGGGGAAGTCATAGAAGACATCTTAAAATCCGGGGATCCAGAAAAAATCATACAGCTTCTGAAGAAAGAATTTGCCTGGCCAAAAGGCGGATGGGACAACTGGAAAAAGAAAGTGATTACTTTATGAGTATCGATTATAGCGATATGAAATTTCCGAAGGCTAGAAAGAAGAAAAAGAGAATCCGTCATCCGGAAAGCATTTTGAACACAGAAAAGGGCGTGTGCTATCTCTGTGCGAATCTGTATGGAGACTATCGGCAGCAGTATACCGAGGAACATCATGTATTGTTTGGATCCGGGATGCGGACTCTATCGGAAGCGGAAGGATTGAAGGTATATTTGTGTGAGCCACATCATAAAAGCGGGAAAGAGGCGGTACATAATTGCAGAAAGACAAGAGAATTGCTTTGCAGGATTGCGCAGAGGGAATATGAAAAATCATACACAAGGAAAGACTGGATGAAGATCAGCAAGAAAAATTATCTGGATCAGGAGGAACAGAGGGAAGAACCGGAATATTCAGAAGAAGGGCATCCGGGATTCCAATTTTTATAGCATCTCCGGTCAAGTGCCGTGAAGATACACAGCAGGTACGTCACAAAACCTGTCGTAAGCCATCACATTATCTCCCAGATAACTCTGGGAGAGGAAAGGAGCATCATGTTTATTAAGACGAGCATATTTAAGAGAATATTGAAGGATGCATGGAAAGGTGCAGGACTCACTGTAGGAAAGAAAGAGGAAATGTACTTCATACAGGGAGCCTATTGGATATTATTTGTATACGAGAAGGACTTTACAAGCAAGAATAAGGCAGCAGTCATTGAACTTGTGGGGGATCTTCCGGAAGAGGGCGAAGTATACAGAGCCTATGAAAAAGGAGAAAAGCAGTATGAACTAAAAGTAAGGGATGAGTGGGAATACAAGAAATGGTTATCAGCCAGAGATCGGTATGAGGATACAGAAATCAAATACAGGGGAATGGCAGTGTTACAGAATGTAGAGACAAAAGAGATGAGTTACATACCAGATCAAATTCTGGAATTGGTAAGCCTATCCGAAACAGGTGAGTATGAAGACTTTCCGACAGGACCTATGGGAATGGGATATTTCGTCCTGTGGGTAAATGAGACTGGAATGTTATTGACTGTAAAAACACCGGCAAATGAAGATAACATGGATGGAAGAATCTTGAAAGCGCTGAGCGGGCTGGAAATGGAGTAATACCATGACGGGTATCAGCGGAATATGCAATATAGGAGAAAAAGATGGAAAACAACACAGTAAAGATCACAGGAAAAATTATGGAAACACCAGAGTATTTATTGACTTCACAAGACAGAAGAAAGATCTATAAATCAACTATAGAAGTCATGCGGACAAGTGGAAACATGGATGTCATACCGATTCAGGTGCCGGAACAGATAGTGCAGGAGATTCGGGATAATGTAGGAGGGAGAATTACAATCTTTGGAGAATACAGATCTTACAATGAAAAGGATGGAGAAAGAAATCATTTGAAATTGTATGTATTTGTAAAAGGAATCAGCGAAGCTGGTGAAGCGGATCAAAACAGAATTGATCTGATTGGATATATCTGTAAACAGCCGCTCTATCGAGAGACACCACTCGGAAAAGAAATCACGGATATTTTAATTGCAGTAAACAGGAAACACAGAAAAAGTGATTATCTCCCGGCAATTTGTTGGTATTCGAACGCAAGGCTGGCAGCAGGGCTTCCAGTCGGAACAAAAGTGAGAGCCATGGGAATGATACAGAGCAGGATTTATGTAAAAGACGACAGCGAGAGAACAGCTTATGAAGTCTCAATCAGAGGAATGGAAGTGATCGAGTAGTGGAAGGTTACGAGAAATACGCATCCAGGATACAGGAACTTTTATTTGACGGGATGGATGTGCATGAGGTGTGGGTGTACATGAAAGTTATGTTCCAGATTGAGAAAAGTGAGATTTGTTTTCGAGCGTATCTGGAGAGATCGGGACTGATCTGGTTTGCGGAAGCGGGCAGCAGAAGACAGGTCAAGGTACCGGATCTGCTGGAGACGAAGAGAAAACTGGAAATGAATCGAACGAAAATTTCAAAGCCGCTCTGTAAATATCCGGATTGTTTCCGATGTGTATATCCGGATTGCACATGTAATGAAGGCCTTACGAAAAAAGGGAATGATGAACTGGTTCGGGAGTTGGCGAAGAGATAGGGAAAAAAGATTAATGGATGAGGAAAACACGGAGGAATAGCATGGACATGTTAATTACAATCGCATTCTTGACCCTTTACTACATATTGGGACTGGGAACCGTGATTACTTTAAAGACAGGATTGGAAGAGGATGTGGAGCTGGAGCCGCTTGACTATTTAATGGCAGTATTTTTTTCCGGCTGTGCCGTTTGTGGTGTTTTTGGATTGGATAGTGCGGGATTATGGAGGTGATACAGGTATGAGAGGGACTTTAAAGCACAGACGCGGAAAGAAAGAGATGAAGCAAGACCGCGATGATCACTTTGCAGATCTGGCCGAACATGAACCAACAGAAAATGCCAAAAAGTGGATGCGGAGAGGTGCGTACTCAGTAGAGGACTGCTTAAGAAAATGGGGAGTAGATACGAAAGGGAGTGTTGCCAGTGGACAAGAAGATACTGATTGAGTATGCAGACATGAAAGAAGAGATAAAAGATCTGAGACGTAGGATTGCAGAGGATAAAAAGAAAATAGAGCAACTGAACAAGATTACTGTGCAAGATTCTGTTGCATGTGGAAAGAAAGGCAACAAACCATTGCGAACAGTGAAAATAACAGGCTTCCCACAAAGAGAATATGAAAAACGTGAGTTTTTACTTGAAAAGCGCATTGCAAAGCTGCAGATGTTGGAGACGGATCTTCTGGAGAAACAGATACAGGTAGAGGAATATATAGGACAAATTAAAAAAAGCGAAATCCGGATGATTCTCAGATTTTATTATATTGATGATCTAAGTTGGGTACAGGTCTCACATAGGATGAATGAAGTATTCCCAAAGAAAAGGAAAGCATATACAGAGGACAGTTGCCGATGCAAACATAACAGATATTTAGAAAAATTTGAGAAAACGACGGAAACGACGGTTTTAAAATGCTAATATGGTATAAAGCCGAAAGGAACAAGCTGGACGGCTAAGGTGTTTTTAGTTTTCCTCCTAAAGACAACCAGTAAAACCACACACAAATTACAAAAGGACGTCTTGCATGAAAGCGCAGGACGTTTTTTGTACGTTATGTCAATTGTAAAAATAGAACAAATGTTCTATAATGATTAAACCGAAACACAACAAGAATGAGATGTAAATTGTTGATAATTGTCAGAATTTGATATATGATTGAACAAGTGTGGTGAATTAGATCAGGTTTGTGTGGAGGGAAAATAATTATGGCATCTATGACAACAGAGTTTTATAAGATTGTGCTTGTTGCGCGTGCGAATGATAAGGAAATTAACTATAAAATGATTAAAGATATTATCACGAAGGTAATTAGTGAGAATGCAATAGATAATGATGAATATAAATCCATCGATCTATCACCAGATGTTTTGCCGACGAGTATTGAACCAAAAGAGATTATGGATATTTTTGATGATGATAAATATCTTTTTGGACGCATAACACGAAAGAAAGCAAATAATACTGTAATTAAGAGAGAATATAGTACTTTAAAAGCAAATAATGTTTTTGAGGACAGTGAAGTGATAGATAAGGGGATAGAAGTATATACTTTTTTTATTCTTGACTATGAACAGGGGATATTATCGGTTGTTAATGCAAAAGGAGCGCCTAATTTTAAAGCACTTGATGCTTTATGCTTACATTATTCTGCAGAATATAAATTGAATTTTGAAAGCATACCAAATAAAGAAGGAATTTCTGTTTTATACGGAGCTACAACTCCATCGATATCTAAGCTTGAATTTGAAATACCAACACCTAATGCAGAATTTTTGCAGGCAGTATTAGGATTGGATGAAAAAATTATCAGAGAAATGATTCAAAATAATGTTTATTCATCAATCATAACCCTAAAAGCAATGCCTTATCAGCAGCTGTTGAGTAAAAAGGAGAAAGTAAAGTCCGTATTAGATATATTGATTAGTAAAAAAAAGAACTATTCTAAGGCTGTTATACGAGGAAAATCAGAGAGTTTTGGGAGTAGAAATTTTGATTTACATGCAAAATTTTTCACATACCCTATCGAGGTAAGGAAATATCACACAGTTCATGGAAAACAGGTGGAGTACTCTTTGCAGGAGCTAGTGGAACAATATAAACACGGGTTACATATGGCTTATGAGTCAAATTTTGATATTATAAATGCTATAGCTGATAGATAAGGGGATGTTGTGATTGAAATTCATATATAGGCAAAATTATATTATGAAATTTGTGATTCTATGTGGATTTGCAGGAGTGATATGCGCGCTTTCCACAATATTTAATTATAAATTTGTAAATATGCCGATTGAAAATATTGTAGACTATCACATGGATATTTTAACTGTGAATTCAATATTTTGTGGTTTTGCGCTTACTAATTTAGGGATACTTTTAAGTATAAGTGATGATCAATTGATAAAAAAGTTGGAAGGGACAGACATATTGCAAAAAAGAAACGTTGTTATTGGTCACTCAATAATATTTGGGGCTGTATCAATTTTTATTTCAATGTTTTGGATAATGAAAGTAAATTTTGGGTTTTTGGGGATTTTTCTTAATCGCAAAATACTAAACATGTTAGAAGAATTTTTCTTTTATGTCGAAATATTTTCATTAGTTGTTAGTATTCTGTATTTCATATTGTCAATTAAAAAAATGATAGAATTATTATCTTTACTTCATGTTCCTAGAAAGAGATACTCTGAAAAACAAATCGAAGATATGAAAAATACAATATTTCAGGAAAAGTAGGAAATGCATTCTCCGGGGGCTTTTCTAATACATAAAACATTCCATTCTTCACATACTATATCTGAGGTGAGGAAAATGGATAAGAAGGATCAAGAGAAGTCAAATAGAAAGAAAAGCAATGAAAAATTCAACAGCATTACTCAAAAGGTAAAGCCGGAGAATCAGAACCAGCGTCATAATGCCAGAAAAGAGGCAGTTGATGTGAAGATGAGACAAATGTAAGACGTCCATTAGGGCGTCTTTTCTAATACAAAAATATGGATACATAACTCAATCGGTCAGAGCGGCAGCCTTATAAGCTGTGTGTTACGGGTTCGATTCCTGTTGTCCGGATTGTGGACTACTGCAAGGTTCCTCCTTGTGTTATAGAATCCAGTAAAGTTGCCAAGTTACGTATTTCAATTTTATGGTAGTCCTATAAATTTTAAAAACTTCTGAAAAAGAAAAACTCCATAGATTGGAATGACGTGCTGGTTCAAACAATCGTAGGAGTTGTTTTTGGAGTGATAGCCGGAGTTATTGCATGGCTTATCACAAAATAGTAAGATACAGGAGAGGTAAAAAAGCCTCTCTTGTATAAATAATATAGCACATAGGCTCATCTGTGTAAAGCTATGAGAATAGAAGTAAATAATGGAAAATAGTAGAGAGCATCTGGCGAAAGCCGGGTGCTTTTCTGCGTCCTGAGCAAAGGTGATAAAAGGCTCTGGGCAAAGGCCTGCACTGTGCGACATCGCACAAACAGAATGGAGAAAACAGTATGATATATAAACGGTGCAGCAGATGTGGAAAAAGAATTTCATCCGGCAGTCGTTGTGATTGTGGAAAGCTGAGGCATAAAGAGTATGACAAGTACAAGAGAGATAAGAAGAGCAAGAAGTATTATGACAGTGGAGAATGGGAACAGATCCGGTCGGAGGTATTGGAAATAGATGGTGGAATCGATGTCTACCTGTTCATGACAGAAGGAAGAGTGGAGCTGGCTGATACAGTGCATCACATCATACCGCTTCGAGATGACTGGGAAAGAAGAAACAACATTAACAATCTGATGAGCCTGCATCATGATACACATAGTCAGATCGAACAAGCCTACAGAAAAAACAAGCTCCAGATGCAAAAAGAACTCCAGGAAATGTTAGAGAACTACAGGAACTATAAGAAGGAGGGGTGGGTGAAAAAGTTTTGATGAAAACCGTCCGACCGCACGAGTAGGTACATACATATAAAGTTCCGAATAAAAATAAAAAGTGGTAAAAATGGAAGGAGGAGACATTCCGATGGGGAGACGGAGAAAACCAAAAGATATGCAGAAAGCCCATCTCACGCAGGCTGAGAAAGAACGGCGTGAGGAAGAGGAACGTACCGTTTCCACAGGAAATGAACAGCTGAAAACCCCGCCGGAATGGCTTTTTAACCGTACGGCAAAGGCAGAATGGCGCAGAATCACCAAAGAACTACAGAAGATAGAGGTGGTTGGAAATCTGGATAAAGCAAATTTGGCTGGGTATTGTAATGCTTATGCCGCCTACAGAGATGTAACAGAAAAATTAAAGGGAGAAGACTATTGCATTGAAAGAGAGACAAGAAATGGGAAGATGATCGTAAAAAATCCATTGTTGTCCGTGCAGAAGGAATATGCAGAAGAGATGAGAAAATTTGCGGCGCTTTGCGGAATGACAGTGGATGCACGATTAAAGGCAGCAGTTATCAAGGTAGATGAAAAAAATCAGGAAATTGAAGATAAATTCGGAGAAATTTGATGAAGAATTACGAGCAGATAAAAAACTATGCGAAGAAATGTATTTCCGGAGAAATCATCAGTTGTAAAAAACATAAATGGGCATGCGAACGATTTCTGAGAGATGCAGAAAAATTTGAGACAGATCCTGAGTATCCATATTACTGGAATGAAGAAGCTGCGCAGAGCATCGTGGATTGGTTTGCCTTGCTGCGACATTCCAAAGGAATCCTTGCAGGAAAACCGATTCTATTGACAGAGTGGCAGAGATTTCGAATCTGCCAGTTGTATGGGTGGAGAAAGAAAAAGAACGGGATGCGCAGATTCAAAAAAGCATTTACGGAAGTTGCCAGAAAAAACGCAAAGTCTCAGGAAGAGGCTGGAATTGCGCTTTATGAAATATCTGTTACAGCTACAAAGAACAGAGAAGTATGTGAGGTATATACAGCGGGTGTAAAAAGAGATCAGTCAAAAATTGTATTTAATGAGGCGGATCTGATGCTGAGGGGCTCTCCTTTGAGAAAGAAATTTGATGTGACGAAAGTGATGATCACACATACAAAAACAGGAAGTTTTATCAAGCCGTTGAGTAAAGAAGATGGAAAGTCGGGAGACGGAACCAATCCGGCGGCGCTGATCGTGGACGAGTATCACCAGCATCCGACCACAGAATTTTATGATCTGGGGCTTGGGGCGAATACAAAAGAGCCGCTCCTTATGATCATCACAACAGCAGGTGTGGATTTAACGTATCCATGTTACACAATGGAATATACATATTGTTCAAGGATCCTGGATCCATTTTCAGATGTAGAAGATGAAGAATATCTGGTAGATATTTGTGAAATGGATGCAGAAGATTATGGGGATTTGGAAAGACTCGGGAATGAAGAATTGTGGCATAAGGCGAATCCGATCAGAATGACCTATGAAGATGGGCAGGATAAGATTCGTGGAGAGTATAAGATTGCGAAAGAAATACCAGAACACATGACGGCATTTTTGACAAAATGTTTGAATGTGTGGGTGCAGGCTCAGGAGAATGGCTATATGGATATGGCAAAATGGAAGGCATGCCAGGTAGATGAAATTCCAATCAATACAAAGGGAATGAGTGTATATGTGGGATTTGACATGTCAGCAAAGATTGATTTGACTTCCGTAGCATTTATTATTCCATTTTTGTCAGGAGAGTATGACAATACCAATCAGGAAATTGTGAAGTATATTGTATATTCACACTCTTTTATTCCGAACAGGGAAAAGCTGATCGAAAGAAAAAGCAGGGATAAGGTAGATTATGATGCATGGGAGAGAATGGGATATCTTACAGTTACCGATACGCCGATTGTGGATCAGAACGCAGTACTGAAATATGTAAAAGACACTTGCGAGAAACAGGATTGGAAAATTGAGTGTCTATGCTTTGATCCGGCCAATGCAGCAAAACTGATGATGGACTTGTCGAATGAAGGATATGTGGTGGAAGAAGTGTTCCAAAGCCATAAATCATTGAATGAATCAACACAGGGATTCCGGGAACAGGTATATAGTAAAAATATTCTTTATACATATAATCCTCTGCTGAATTTTGCGATGAGTAATGCGGTGATCCGGCAGAATCAGGGATTGATAAAAATAGATAAAGACGCAACAACAAAACGAATTGACCCGGTCGATGCAATCTTATGTGCATTTAAACTGGCAATTTATCATGAGTTTAGTTCTAATTTCCTGGAAGCAATCGATAATTTTTTAGAAAGTGAATGGTAGAAATGAAAATTACAGACAGAATCAAAGGCGCGTGGAATGCACTGATGCATCCGGTGGAAGATCTGAATAGCGAAGGATTGCTGGAGTGGTTGGGAATAGACAGCCGCAATAAAAATCTAATCAGTGAAGTGACCTATTACACTTGCATGAAAATGTTAAGTGAAACCATGGGAAAACTGCCATTGAAGTATTATCAGGAAACAGAGCGCGGAAGAATTCGGGCAGAACCGGATGAGATGACCAGGCTGCTTACAGTACGACCGAATCCAATTATGACTCCAACGACTATGTGGAGCGCAGTAGAAATGAATTGCCAGCATTATGGAAACGCATTTGTCTGGATCCGAAGAACTTTTGAAAGGAAAAAGTACGGAGGAACATACAAGCCGCTGGATTTGTGGCTGATGCAGAGCAGCTACGTCACGGTGTTGATGGATGACGTTGGGATTTTCGGGGGAAAAGGAAAGCTCTACTATCAGTACAGTGATCCGAAGAGCGGAGAACAGTATTTGTTCAAAAGCGAAGACGTCATGCATTTTAAAACATGGTACAGTCTGGATGGGATTATGGGCGAGCCGGTCCGAAAGATCCTGCAGGATACCGTTGGAGGGGCACTGGAAAGTCAAAGTTTCATGAATAAGTTATATGAGCAGGGATTGACTGCAAGTATGGCAATGCAGTATGTGGGAGATCTTGACGAGGGAAGAAGAAAGCAGCTGGAAAATAAGTTTGCAAAGGCTTTGACAGGTCCGAAAAATGCTGGGAAAGTGATCCCGGTTCCAATTGGATTACAGCTGACACCGCTGAAGATGTCCCTGACGGATGCACAATTTTTTGAATTGAAAAAATATTCGGCGCTTCAAATTGCAGGGGCATTTGGAATCAAACCGAATCAGATTAATAATTACGAGAAATCCAGCTATGCGAATTCAGAAACGCAGCAGCTAGCTTTTTTAGTGGATACCATGGCGTACAGGTTAAAAATGTACGAGGAAGAAATCAATTTCAAGACGTTGCCGACACAAACGCAGAAAGACGGCTTTTTCTATAAATTCAATGAGAAAGCCATCCTTCGGGCGGACAGTCAGACACAGATGGAAAATCTTGCAAAAGCAGTCAACAATGGAATCTACACGCAAAATGAAGCAAGGGAGTACCTGGACAAACCGGCAAAAGAAGGCGGAGATACTTTGATGGTAAATGGAAATTATATACCGATCACAATGGTAGGAAATCAGTACGATAAAGGAGGTGGAAACGGTGGCAGTGATTGATGTACGAGGGGACATTATTCCCAATGATACCAAATGGATTTATGACTGGCTGGAATGGGACAGCACATGTCCGAATGACATTAGAAATGCGCTTGCAGAAAAAGAAGAAGGAGAAACGCTTACGGTATTGATCAATTCCGGGGGCGGTTCTGTAATGGCAGGACAGGAAATTTATTCCTTGTTATACGGAAGAAACGATGTAGAAATCCAGATACAGTCTATGGCAGGAAGTGCAGCAGGCGTGATCGCGATGTCGAACAGAAGCAAGATCAGCCCGGTTGCGATGATCATGGTGCATAACGTATCCATGAGTGGAGCAAGCGGAGATTATCATGCGATGCAAAAGAATGCGGAAATCCTAAAACAGATGAATGCGGCACTTGCAGCTGCGTTTACTGCTAAGACCGGGAAACCGGAAGAAGAGGTTCTTAAAATCATGGATCGGGAAACCTGGCTGACGGCAAATCAGGCGGTAGAAATGGGATTTGTAGATGAAATGATTGTAAATTCTGTAGAATATACAAATGACTTGTGGGGTATGAGACTGACAGATGAAATCAGAGAAAAGGTAATCCGTGAGAAAAATGAAAAGGAACAGACAGAAGCAAGAAAACAAGAAATTTTAAATGGATTAGACATGTATGGTGTCTAAAGAAAAGGAGACAACATGAGTGAAAGACTATTAAATCTTTTGGATCAGATCAATGCGAAAAAAGCAGAAGTAAAAAATCTGGTGGAGGCAGGGAATCTGGATGAGGCAGAAGCCGCGAAAAATGAACTGAAAAATCTGCAGAGAGAATTTGATCTGTTAAAAGACCTTGAAGATGAAGAAATTGAGAATGCACAGAATCGTGCCGACCATGGAAATATGGCACCGGTTCACAATGGAGAGAATAGTGTGGCAGAATTTGCGAATGCAGCCAGACATGGATTTCGGGTCACAAATGCATTGAGTTCCGGAATGCGGGAAAGTTCTGATCCGGATGGGGGATATATTGTGCCGGAAGACATTCAGACAAGGATCAATCAGTGGAAACAGGCGGAATTTTCCCTGGAATCGTTAATTACTGTGGAGAACGTCAGAACAAATAAAGGGCAGCGCACGTATGAGAAACGAGCTACCATGACGGGATTTGAGGACATTGAAGAAGGCGGAGAACTTCAGGAGATGGATACACCGCAGTTCGAACGGATCAGATACGACATTCAGGATCGTGGAGGATGGCTGCCTCTTACAAATGATTTGTTAAGCGATACAGATCAGAATATTACAGAGGTCATCACAAGATGGATCGCAAGAAAGAGTAATGCGACAAGCAATAAAAAGGTCATTGGCCTGATTGATGCAAAAGAGGTAAAAGAAATCGAAACAATGGATGAAATCAAGAAAGCAATCATTGTTACGCTTGGCGCCGCATATAGAACAGGATCCAGAATTCTGACCAACGATGACGGATTGTTATTCCTTTCTACATTGAAGGATACAACCGGAAGAGATTTGTTGCAGCCGAACCCGTTGGATGTGATGCAGATGTATCTTTCTGTTGGTCCAATCCGGGTGCCGATCATTGCAGTTCCGAACCAGGTGATCGCATCTGATATTAAGGAGAAAGGGAAACTTAAGATTCCGATGGTATGCGGAGATTTTAAAGAGGCATTCAAAAAGTACGACAGACAGAGAACAAGTATCATGTCATCCAATGTAGCGGTGGCGGGAAGTCTGAACGCATTTACACAGAATATGACGCTGGTACGTGCGATTGAAAGAAATGATTACAAGGTACTGGACAATGAAGCATATACGAACCTGAAAATGGTCATTGACGATGCATCAGTAAAGGGGGAAGAGTAATCCATAGCCAAAGCAGTGGTCTGCATACTGCCGGGGAACTGAAAAAAATGACAGTAAAGGAAATCAGGGAACTGGCAGTAAGACAGGGCTATGAGATTACAAAGACTGCGAAGAAGGATATCATTGAGGAGTACATGATGCAGCAGGAGGAAGCGTGATGTTCGACATGATAAAAACACGATGTGGAATCGCAAAAACCACAAAAGTATATGATGATGACATTCAAATGTATATCAATGACTGCCTGCTGGACATGAGAGACTCCGGTGTTCCGCAAAAAACAGTAGAAAAAGAAGATGAACGAGTGATCACAGCAGTCACTCTGTATGTAAAAGCGCATCTTGGAAATGACAGATCTGACACAGAAAAGTATATGAAACTGTACCAGAGAAAAGTGTTTCGGCTTACATTAGATGAGGAGGAAACATAATGTGGAATGGAAGTATACAGTTAGGGATTCAAAAAGAAATCCAACAAAATGAAAATGGATTTGAAAAGAAAACCTACAATTTTTCAGAAGAAATACCAGCGGAAATCGCTGATACAACGCGAAACGATGAAATACTGGGAAAACAGTGCGGTTATCAGGCGGATATCAGCGTTGCAATCCTGAGTTGTAACTATCATGGGGAATCGGTGTTTCGCGACGTGGCTACAGGAGATACCTATGAAGTAAAGAGAAGCTATCGAGCCTCAAAATCTATGAACGTGATTCTTACCGGAGAGCGAAGAGAACATGGCAAAATTTGAGATTAGAGGACTGGATGACATGATGCAGGCACTAAATGCATTAGAGGTAGAAGAAGTTGCCGCAAAAATGCTGGAAGAGTCTGTGCCAATCTTGGAACAGGAAGTAAAAAAAGAGGTCAGCAGGCATAAAGATACCGGGGATATGTATGAGTCCATCGGAAGCACCGGGGCAAGAAGAAATCAAAGAGGATACTACATATGTGTAAGGCCAACAGGATATGCTTCTGCTAAAAAATGGAGAAATGCAAGGACAAAAGGTGGAAAACGTGCTGGAAAGAAAGTGCGGGTAAGAAATATGGAAAAAATGGTATATCTTGAATACGGAACTTCAAAGCAAAGAGCCACGCCGGTATTAAGCAGAGCCACAAGAAGGGCTGAAAAAGATGTGATTTCCAAGATGCAGGAAGTCTTTAACAGAGAGGTAGATGGAAAGTGACAGTATTTGAAAAAATCATAGAGGCAATCCGGCCATTCGGATATCCATATACGGCAGGGGTATATGAAGGAAAAGAAAAAAGATGGTTTACCTTTAATTTTTCAGATGACTATGGAGATGCCTATGCGGATGATACACCGCAAAGCGTGATCGTTGAAGTACAGATTCATTTCTTCCTGCCTTATGAGGAAGATTTTACCAGAGTTAAAAATAAGATACGGAATGCAATTTTCAGACAGGGGTTCACATTTCCGGAAATCCATATTCTGGAAGACGAGAATCCGGACATTCGGCATTTAGTGTTTGAATGTAAAATAGAAGAGAGAGAAGGAGAATAAACATGGCATACATTGGACTTAGAAAACCGATTATTGGGAAAATGGAGGAATCAGGAACTTATGCAGAACCGTTTGCGCTGGGAAAAGCAATTGGTCTGCAGGTAACGCCAAATTATGCGGAGGGATCCCTTTACGCAGATGATGCGCAGTCAGAGTATGACAAGGCGTTCAGTTATGCAGAAGTGACATTAAATACAAGCACCATTCCGATCCAGGCACATAAAGAGATGTTCGGACACAAGATCGGTGAAAGTGAAAAGAAAACGGTTGATTATAATGTAGATGACCAGAACAACTACGTGGGAATGGCATGGATTACTCAGGAGATCGTAGATGGAGTTCGGGCATTTACCGGCAATTTTTTATATAAAGTGAAATTTTCTGAGCCGTCTGAAGACTATGCGACAAAAGGGGAAAGTATTGAGTATAAGACACCGTCTATTTCCGGACGCGCAATGGCAAATGATGAAGGAAACTGGAAATCTGTAGAAGTGTTTCAAACAGAAAAAGAGGCAATGGATTGGATCAATACGAAGTTTGGAAAAGAAGTGGTCATGGCAGCAGATAAAAAGACAAGGGAGAAGTAAGAGATGTTTGAGAGTCTGAAGTATATTGAATTATCCGGTGAAAAGTTTCCAATCAAATGCGACATGGTCGTATTGGAGAAAATCCAGGAAGAATACGGCGATCTGGATCTGTTTGAGGGAAAACTGAATGGATTTACACCGAACCGCAAGGAAGACGGAACCATAGAGACCAACGAAGAAGGGCTGACGATCGGAACGTTTGGAGTGCCGAACATTAAGACGGTGAATCAGACATTGATCTGGATGGTCCAGGAAGGTCTGGAAATCGAAGCAGAAAAGGAAAAGAAAACTGCGGAAACGATGGATGAGAAAACAATCCTCAGAAAAATTGATATGTCACCGGGAGAAATCGGAAGAGAACTGCATGCAGAATTTATGAGGTGCTTTGCAAGAAAAAACGCAGTGACCACGCATGGGAAGAAGGAGAAGAATCCGAACAAATAAACTTTGCGTGGATCGTATGTATTGGGTTGCAAATGGGATACAGAGAGAGTGAAATTGCACATATGTATTTTGGAAAGTGGTGCGACTTGTTTACAGAATATAAGAAAATACATAATATACGGATGCAGCGGATGATTTTTGAAGAGAAAAAGATTACTTCCATGCTGGATTTATAAGAAAAGCTGTGGTAAGATGAAGTCAACGGGGAGGAATACGGATGACGGAGAAAAAATCGAAAGCAGCAATTTATTTAAAAATCATATGGCTGACAATGAAGTATATCGGTCAGAGACATCCATATATGACAGCGGGATTGACGGTGTGGTGCATAGGATGTCTTGGAATTGCAATTACAAAGTCCTTTTCTCTGGGGATTTTATTGATCGCAGGGGTGATTGGTGCAATTGCCATAATCCGGTGGATGTTTATCACACTGGAAGATTTTGGAAGTGTGAGGAAGAAAACTCAGAGAAAACTGCGAAAAAAAGAAGCACTTGAAAGGTATCTTAAGTTTTTGGAACAAGGATTATGATAGAGCCACTTACTTGAAGCGAGTAGGTGGTTTTCTTATACCCATTAAAAACATAGGAAGTTAATTGAATATAGGGGAGGAGTCCTTTCAGGGTATGCTCCTGATCTCCCCGGAAAGCTGGAGGGCGTAGCAAAATGCTACGTCCTATTTTAATACCTAAAATTGAAAGTCAACAGAAAGGATTGAAAATATGTTAGTAGAAGTAAAAAGAGTGAATAAAGCAGAAATGACAGTAGTATCAAGCTTGGATGTATCAGATACATTTGACAAGAACCATCGAGATGTAATGGAGTCTATAAGGAACATAGAGTCTACTATAAGTACAGCGGAATTTTCCGCTCTATTTTATTTGGATTCCTATAAGGCATCCAATGGAAAAATGAATCCCATGTATCTTATGACACGAGACGGCTTTACTCTTTTGGCAATGGGTTACACAGGGGCGAAGGCTATGAAGTTCAAACTTGCCTACATCAAGCAATTCAATGCTATGGAAAAAATCCTACAAGGCAAACTTGTTGAACGAGAAAAAGGAATTGCAGTTAGACAATCACTTACAAAAGCGTTGCAGCAGTCCACCGAGAATGAGCGTATGCACGGTCATGCCTATTCTACATACACGAACTGTATTTATAAGGTGCTATTTGGAAAAAATGCAAAGCAGTTAAGGGAAGAATTAGGAATCAGTAAAAAAGAAAATTTGAGAGATTATCTGCCTATGGAGCAGCTAAGAGCAGTTCAATCCATGGAATGTCTAGTAAGTGGCTTAGTAGATTGTGGTTGGGGATATGACCAGATTAAGGAGTTTATACAGAAAAATAATACAATGCAGATTGCAGCATAACCCCCTCTCAAATTGAGCGGGGGTTCAAACTGAGCACCCGTTAAAAAGGTGGTCACAGACTGAGACTACTTGTAATTGAAGTTGCGTGATAAGTTTATTTTAATTCCATAAGGTAGGATGGAAAAATATTGAAAAACCTCTTGACAATTACGCGTAACGGTAATATATTATATGTAACGCGTAACAAAAAAGGGGTGAGAACAATCGCGGAAAAAAGTAGAGCCGATTACATGAAAGCCAGAAGGGAAACGCAGAAGACATTTAGTGTAGCTGTAGATAAGAAAAAAATGTTGAAGTTTGAACAAAAATTATCTGAGCAGCAAAAGACAAAATCAGAATGGCTTAATGAAAAAATCGACGAAGAACTAAAAAAATAAGAAGTACCCGTAATCCTACCAAGACAACCGAGTACTTCAACCAAGAAGTTTCCTTCTGTAAATATTATAATGCAGAATGAAGCTTCTTTCAAGAACGAATTTGAAAGGAGTTTTTATTATTATGAATGATTTAATGAAATCAACAATTACCACAATGGAAGTAGCAGATATGATGGAAATATCACATAATGATATTTTGAGAAAACTGGATGGAAGAAAAGATAGGAAGGGATACATACAGATTATGACTGAGAGCCAAATGGCTGTGAGTGATTATTTTATTCCATCCACATATCGAGACATCAGCGGAAAAGAAAATAAGTGTTATGAAGTCACAAAATTAGGTTGTGATTTTTTGGCAAATAAATCTACTGGAGAAAAGGGCGTTTTATTTACTGCCAGATATGTAAAACGCTTTTATGAGATGGAACATCAGGTAACACAAATACCGATAACAGATAAACCAGGAGAAGTTGCGCGATTGGTCAATTCACTTGCAACAATTATGAAAAATAATCAGTCGGCACCGAAAGAAATTGCAGAAAATACAAAACTCATTTGCGAACAATATGGTATAAAAGTGATTGCAAATTTTGCAAAAAGACCAGAATATGAACAAATAGGAATGTTTCTTGACACGGAGGTGCTGTGAGATGAGAAAGTATACAGAACAGGAACTGGAGCAGGTTCGTAGCGATTATATGGAGAATGTTAACTGGATGGCGCCAGATGAAGTAGGAAAAGCGGAAAGTAATCTTTCAAAAGCTCTCGATGAATATATAAATGCTATATCAGATTTTGAGTTTAGAAATGGATTTTTGTATGCGCAAATGTTGAGAGAATCAGAAGGAGAGAGCATAAGATGAATTTAGAATTCAAACCGACTGGAATTACTGAAATACTGGATCAGCAGGATAAAACACCATTTTATCAATCACATGGAGTGGACGAGTTGTTGAGAATGTTTCCTGAAGAAACCACGCGGAACATGGCATATTATCTTTTTACATTAGGGTATATGGAAGGAAAACAGGCAACAAATTAAATACAGTAATCAGAGCATCTATCAGAAATGGTAGGTGCTCTTTTTATACAAATTTTTGTGTGCGACATCGCACCAGGAAGGAGGCGAAAAGATGGGGCAGAAGAAAATAGGTGCATTTATCACCCTTGACGGTGAAAAAGAGTTTCGATCAGCAGTCACTTCATGCAATAAAAGTCTGGCCACAATGAAATCCGAGATGAAACTGGTGGAAGCACAAACTGCAGGATCAGCAAATTCGCTGGAGACGTTAAAAAAGAAGCATGAAGTATTGACAAAAACGCTGGATGAACAAAAAGAAAAAGAAGCGGCACTGAGAAAAGGATTGTCCCATGCAGAACAGGAATATAACAGAGTTGGAACAGCTCTGAGTGAATATCGGGAAAAGCTGGAACAGGCTGAGAAAACACTGCAAGAGATGAAAAATGCTTCAGATACAACAGAGGAATCCCTGGATGAACAAAGCGAAGCAGTAGAAACTCTTCAACTGATCGTAGAAAAAGGAGAGGAAACTTACCGAAGAGCAGGAAATCGAATCCAGGACTGGCAGAAGCAGCTGAATCATGCGGAAGCGCAGACAATTCGCGCCACACGTGCGCTGAATGAAAATATTACTTACATGAAAGAAGCAGAGTCTGCATCTGACGGATGCGCAACAAGTATTGATGAATTTGGAAAGAAAGCAGATCATCTTGCGGATGAATTAACAAAAACATCAACGATCATCAAAGCGAACTTCATCAATACATTGGTTGACAGTGGAAAAGATCTGATGGCAGATACTTTCCAAAGTGCAGTGCAAGGCACACTGGAATTACAGGATGCACAGAATCAGCTGAGAGCAAGTACCGGAGCAACACAGATGGCCACAGAAGCCTATGGAAAAACCATGCAGGAAATTTATAAAGAAGGGTATGGAGATTCCATTCAAGATATTGCAGATGCAATGGCTATGGTAAAACAGTATACAAATGAAACGAATCCGGAAAAAATACGGGAACTGGCAGAAGGAGCAATGGCGCTGCAGGACGTATTCGACATGGATTTAAGCGAGTCCATCCGGGGTGTGGATGCATTGATGGACAATATGGGGCTGTCTGCATCAGAGGCATTTGATTATATTGCGAAGGGCGCACAAAACGGACTGGATAAATCCGGAGAATTAACGGATAATCTGGCAGAGTACAGTTCACTGTGGGCACAGGCGGGATTTTCTGCAGAAGAAATGTTCACGATCCTGCAGAATGGATTAGATTCCGGCGCTTACAACCTGGATAAAGTCAATGATTATGTAAAGGAATTCGGCGTTTCCATGTCAGACGGCCGGATTGAAGAAAATTTAAAATCATTTTCAAAGGAAACCCAGAATTTATTCTACGCATGGCAAGATGGAAAAGTAGCGATGAAAGACGTTTTCCAGTCAGTGATCACAGATCTGGCCAGCATGGAAAATCAGCAGGAAGCGCTGACGATAGCAAGTAACACATGGAGTGCATTGGGAGAAGACAATGCAATGAAAGTTATCACATCTTTGAATAAGGTGAACGGAGCCTATAAGAATGTGAAAGGATCCATGGAAAGCATCAAATCTATCAAATATGACAGCGTGACCAATCAGTGGAAAGAACTGGGGAGAACCTTTCAGACAGACGTGATGACGCCTGTTCTGAAGAAGTTTTTGCCGGCGGCTCAAAAAGGAATGACGGTTCTGGCCGACAATATTGAAACGATCGTACCGGTGGCAACGGCAGCAGGAACTGCAGTGGGAACGATTTTTGTAGCAAAAAAAGCCAAAACCTTAATAAAGGACATCAAAGATGTTGGAAGCGGAATTGGAAGTCTGATTGAAAAAGTACTGATCTATACCGGGGTAAAGACAGCGGAGACGGCAGCGGAAACTGCAAATACAGCGGCAACCGTGGCCGGAACAACAGCTACAGTAGCGCAGACAACGGCAACAGGAGCGGCAACAGCGGCACAAACCGGTCTGAATGCGGCAATGGCAGCCAATCCCATCGGGATTCTGGTAGTAGGTCTTGGGGCAGTGGTAGGAGCAACTGCACTATTTTCATCTGCAATGAACGATGCAAAAGAGGAAACGGAAGAACTGGGAAGCAAGACAGAAGAAGTAAACCGCAAGATGGAAGATGCATCAAAAGGTCTGACCGATTCCATGAAGAATATGCAAGACTCTGTAGAATCCTTAAATGCAAAAGAAATGTTGTCCGGAGATCTGGTGACGGAATTGTATGATTTAGCAGAAGGAGCAGGAAAATCTTCTGAAAAAATAGGAAGGATGCAGGTCATTGTAGACGAACTGAATTCATTGTTTCCGGATCTAAGTCTTACAATCAATGAAAATACAGGAGCGCTGAATAAAAATGAAGCGCAGACCAAGCAATCCATTGATACGGCATTGAAATTTGCAAAAGCACAGGCAGCACAGGAGAAAATGGCAGATATCGCAGATGAACTTGTAGAAGCGGACATAGCAAGGTATGAAGCGAAAAAGAATCTGGACGATATCGATGACAAATTGGAAAAGTTAGAAGAAAAACGACAAAAAACATTAGAGAAAAGCAAGGAAGTAACCAAAGAAGGAACAGCCGCTTATGTGGAATACAATGGAAAAATGATGGATTCCCAGCAGGCGCTTATGGAAATCGCGGAAGCGGAACGGGAATTGAATACTATAAGAGAAGAACAAGAAACCGGACTGGACAAGTTGGATAAAGCTTATGAAAAAGCAAATGAAAAGTATCAGAGCGCCTATGAATATACCGAAGAATTAACCGGAAAAACCAATGAAAACACAGAATCTACCAACGAAAATACAGAATCAAAAAAGGCAAATATAGAAGCAGAGAATGGCAAGCAGGCAGCGTCAGCATCCAGTATTGAAATTGCAGGGCAGGAGATCCAGGCATATAAAAACCTGTCTGCTACGCAGCAGGAAATGGCTGTGAATGTAACGAACAGTGTACTGACGATGCAGGAAAATGTGCAGGGAGCGCTGCAGTCTCAAATGGATATGTTCGAAGCATTTGACGGCGGGGTACAGATTTCCACGGAGCAGTTATTGGCAAATATGCAGTCTCAGATCGATGGTGTGACGCAATGGGAACAGAACATGACTGCATTGGCGGACAAAGGCGTCAATGAAGGAATTTTGCAAAAGCTGGCAGAAATGGGACCGCAAGGATCCGGATATGTGAATGCGTTCAATTCCATGACTTCTGAAGAATTGGCCAAAGCAAATGAACTTTGGGGACAAAGTGTTGACATTCAGGGTATGACAAATGAATGGGGGCAGGAATTATTAACTGCAGGCACAGAAAATATCGCAGGAGGACTTGAAAATCTTACGCCATTGATGGAACAAAGCGGGGCAAATACCGTGATGGGACTTGTGAGAGGAATGCAGAAGGCGCAGGAATCCGCAGAATCATCAGGAAAAGATTTGGGTGTAAAGACCATTGAATCTGTAAATGAAGGGCTGGGATGTCAGTCGCCATCCAGAAAAACCAAAGAATCCGGAAAGAATGTGGATCAGGGTCTGGTAAATGGAATCAATGCCGGAAAAGGATCTGTACAGAATGCGGCAAAAAGCGTGGCTTCAGGTGTTGTCACTACGATAAAAAGTAATTTGAATGAACAGAAATTCTATTCCTATGGATATCACGTATCAGATGGTCTGGCAAGCGGGATTCTGGCAGGAAAATCCATGGTGATACAGGCGGCCGCTTCCGTTGCACAGGCAGCCGTGGAAACGGCAAAAAGAAAGCTGGAGATCAATTCGCCATCCAAGGTATTCCGAAGAATTGGAGCAGGAACCATGGAAGGATATACCATGGGAATCCGGGATGAGATGAAGACCGTGAAGGCAACTGTAGGAGAGGCGATGTCTGTGGGAGAGGGAAAAGGAATCAGAAGAGAACGCGCAGAAGATGACAGAGCGCGGAATTTCTTACGTGTGATCGAAGAAATGGCAAAATATAAAAAAGAAATGCCGGAAATTACAGTCATGGTTGGAAATGAGAAATTTGATTCCTATATTGTAAAAACAGCAAAACGAGGGATTTATGAAGAACAGATCGGAAGTCAGGGGGCAAGAGGAAAACGATGTTTTATATAGTCAGAAATCAGAAAAGCAACCTGGAGATCGGTATTCATGTAAAAGAAAGACCCAAAATACCGGCGCCTGAGTTTCGGTATGAAGAAATAGAAATACCGGGAAGAAGCGGAACCTTGATCCAAGAATCAGGGCTGGTCGATGATCTGAAAATTGAGGTTGTATTTAATTTTGCAGCAAAACCGGATTTGTGGATGGAGCAGTTTCGGGAAGCAAAGAAATGGTTGTTGGCAAGGGAAGACGATCAGCTGATTCTCAGTGATGATCTGGAGATGTTCTATAAAGTAAAGCATACGTCTGTTGATACAGCAGAAAGATATGTAAAAACTTTGGGAGAATTTTCTGCAACATTTCTTTGCGAAGGATTTCAGTACAGGCGAGATGGGCAGCATGAACATACCATAGAAGAAGTGAAATACAATCCCTATTATTTGTCGCAGCCGGTTTATAAAATCCGTGGAAATGGAACCTGTGAACTGAAGGTGAATGGAAAATCAATGATTACAGAAGTTCAGGGAAATCTGACGATTGATACAGAACGGATGTTGGCATACAACGAATCGGGCGTATTGAAAAATACAATGGTCACAGGAAATTACGAAGACTTTCTGTTGATGGAAATGGAAAACACAATTTCATGCAGTATGGGATTTGACCTTTCGATCATTCCAAATTGGAGGTGTTTATAATGATCCAGATATATTTACCGGAAAACACGAATTATGAAAGAAATGGTGATATTACATTATTGCCGACAGTCGCAACCGTGCATGTGGCGTTAAATGGAAACTGGACCGTTACATTGAAACATCCGATTGATGCAGAAGGCAGATGGAAATACATAGAAGACCATGCTGTTGTAAAAATGATGTCATTCAACGGAGAACAGCTATTCCGAGTAAAAGCGAAGAAAAAGAGAGAATCAGAGATTCAGGCAACATTAGAGCCGGTTTTTATGGATGCACTGGGAGAATGTTTTCTGCTGGATGTGCGGCCAACGGAGAAAACAGGACAGGAAGCATTGAACATCATGCTGGAGGGATTCCCGAAGTATCAAGCGGAATCCGATATTCAGAAAGTAGAAACAGCGTATTATATCAATAAAAACCTGATCGAAGCAGTAAATGGTGAGGAAGAAAATTCCTTTGTGAACCGATGGGGAGGAGAAATACTATATGACAATTATAAAATTGTAGTAAATGAACGGGTAGGATCTGATCACGGGACACAAATTTTATATGGAAAAAACATTGCAAAAGACGGACTTCTGGAAGAAGTTGATATGAGGAACATTGTAACAAGAATATTCCCACAGGCATATAATGGCCGGATGATGCAAAGAGAGACGCCTTGGGTGGATTCCGATCTTCTTCATGTCTATCCGATCATATATAGTGAACTGATCAAGTTTGACGATGTAAAAATGCGGGAAGACGCACAGGAAGATGATGCAGAAAAAGGAATCATTGTATGTGAGACTCAGGAAGAGTTGGAGGAAGTACTGATCCAAAAATGCAAAGATAAATTCAAAGAAGGGATAGATAAGCCGGAAGTAAATCTATCCATCGATATGGTCCACCTTGCAGGAACAAGGGAATACGCAGATGTAAAAGAGTTAGAAAAGGTTTCACTTGGGGATACCGTGCACTGCCGGCACGAGAAACTTGGAGTTATCACAGATGCCAGGGTGATCGAATTGGAGTATGACGCGATCCGGGAGAGGATCGATACGATAGAACTTGGAGATTATCGATATGATTATTTCGGAGAAATGTCAAGAATGGCAGCACGGGTCGGGGAGACGATACGTCCGGATGGGACGGTCGTGGCAGAACAGGTCTATGGGGAAATGAGCGATATCAAAGGAAGGACGCTGACTCTTGGCGGCGGGGAAATTTCGGGAAGTGTAGAAATCCGGAATGCCAGAAAGCATACGGTAGGAGGAGTTACAGACGGAGGAGAACTGATTGATGGAGATTTAAAGATTTGGGCAATTGAAAGAATTATCTTATCACCGGGAAGAGGGTTGGCAGTAAATCAAAGAAACGCATTAAGTGGAAAGGCGATTTTCTCAGATGAAAGTTATCTGGAATTTGAAAGTGGAATTCTTGTAAAAGGACAGACAACAAATGGCGAGATTGTCGAAGATAGAGTTCGGTCCGCAGGACAGGCACGACAAGTTCCATATGGGTTGATTGAAAATGGAACGGAGTGTGCAAGAAAATTAAGCCAACAATACAGATGGAGTAGAAATGCGATTGTCGCATGGCTGGGAAACGTCCAGCAGGAAAGCACTCTTGATCCGGCCGCATTTCAAGGAGGAGAAGGAAACTGGAGTCAGGGCGTTGGTTATGTTCAATGGACACCGGGGACAAATCTGCAGGAGAGAGCACAGGCTATAGGAAGAACAGACTATCTCACAACAGACTGTCAACTTGCGGTCATTGATTATGAGAGAAAGAATGGGATTCAGTATTATCCGACAGCAGCATATGACTTGACATTTGATGAATTTATCCGATCCAATGCAGAGGTAGAATGGCTCACGATGGCATGGCTGAAAAATTATGAGCGAGCAGGCGATGAAGCGGTAGAAAATCGATTGCAGTATGCAAGAGAATGGAACCAACGAATAGATGGCATTTTGAAAAATGCCGTGGAAGAAGCTGTGAAATGGGCAATTGATATTGCAAATGATGAAAGCCATGGATATGATCAGGCGAACCGCTGGGGACCGGATTATGATTGTTCTTCTCTTTTGATACAGGCGTGGGAAAATGCCGGAGTGCCAGTAAAGAGTAATGGAGCTACCTATACCGGAAATATGCGGGAAGTATTCCTGCAATGTGGATTTGAAGATGTTACGAACGAAGTAAACATTGTGACAGGAGCAGGAGTACAGCGCGGAGATATCCTGCTCAATATCGTAAATCATACGGCAATGGGAATTGGAAATGGACAGATCGTACAGGCGAGTCAAAATGAGTTTGGAGGAATTCTTGGCGGACAAACCGGGGATCAGACTGGAGAAGAAATCGCCACAAGAAGCTATTACAATTATCCATGGGATTGCGTGCTGCGATATCCACAGCACTCGGAGCCAGGTCCGGGACAAGGCTTGGCCTTTGTAAAATGGATACCGAAAGGGGGAATAGAATCAGATGGAAGCAACGAATATCTTAAGAATTGATGCAAGAAATCCGGGACTGACACCAAAGGTGTGGGCAGTACAGTTTGATTCAGGAAGACTGATACGGTGCTATATCGCAGGCACTACTGGCAGTGTGAGCAAGGCAAGGATTTATTGCAGAAAACCAAGCGGAAAAGAAACCTATACGGAAGGAACTGCTATGAATAATTCCTGTATTTTGTTTGGATTAACGGAACAAATGCTGGCAGAAACAGGGAAAGCGGTTTGTCAGCTGCATTTGGTAGATACGGAAAACGTGCTTACATCGTTTGATTTTTTACTGGAAGTAAAAGAAAACAGAATTGCTGGATCACAGATAACGTCAACGGATGAATACCAGGCGCTTGTAGCATTACTGAATCGTCTGGAGAAATTTGATCCGATCGAAATCACGGAATTTGAGATTGACTCGCTGGAGAGCGGATCTGTTTCAGGAGGAAGTATTGCATTGAACGTCCAGAAAATCTATGCATCGGTAGGACAAATGAATGCCGGGTTTGCAACAGACGGACTTCCGGAAAATGCGATCGTGATGATCAGTACAGGAAATCCGAACGATGCAGACAATGCGAAAGTATATCGGAAAGGCGTAAATGGGTATGAGTATATGGTAGATCTGTCCGGAGCAACCGGTCCGAAGGGGGATAAGGGAGATCCGGGAGAAAAAGGAGATTCGGGGAAGGATGGAACAGGGGTTACGATCCTTGGTTCTTATACAACGGAGGATGAGTTATACAAGGAACATCCAACCGGAAATGTCGGAGAATCTTATCTGGTCAGCGGGAATTTGTATGTATGGGATCAGACGTCCAGAAAGTGGAAAAATGTAGGGCAGATCCAGGGACCGGAAGGACCGGCTGGAAAGGCTGCGACAATCCGGATCGGAACAACAACGACGGGAGAACCGGGAACAGAAGCAACAGTAGAAAATTCAGGAACAGAAACAGATGCCGTATTTGATTTTGAGATTCCACGAGGAACTCCAGGAGAATTAGACGGAATCGAGGATATTCCGAATACTGATATTGACTCACTGGGAGGAGGTTCAAAAGGATGATCATTGCCGTATTTGACGAATGCTCCAGACGTGTGGATATCGATGGAAAGCTGACACAGTGGGATTATGGACAAGTGCTGCAGATTTGTGGAATGCAGATCCAGGAAAAGCAGATTCAGGTACATTTTTCGAACCGCTGTACAGAACATGCACTGATCGTGCTTGGAACAGTGGAAGATGGAGATATCTTTGTAGAAATTCCAAATGAATTGCTGAAAAAGAATGGAGTGATCCAGGCGTACGTCTATCAGACGATTCCGGGAGAAGGAAGAACAACATTCGAAGTCCGGCTTGGAGTAAAAGCCAGAAAAAAACCGCAAGATTACGAAGAACCAGACGATAAACACGCATTGGAACAGGTGTTAGAACAACTAAATAAAAAAGGAGACAGGCTGCAGCTGGAGGAAAACCGGATGCAGCTTTTTTCCGGGGAGAATCTACTCAGTGAAGTGGAACTGCCGGAAGGCGGGGGAGGCGGAACTGTGGAGATAGAGTCGATCACCAATCCGGAGATTGACGAGATTATGAAAGGAGCAGAATAGACATGCCAAGAAAGAAAACAACAAAAGCAGCAGTGCTCGCTGCAGAAAAGAAGTACCTGGATCAGGATGGACTTGCGCACCTGGTACAGAAAAACGATGCAAGATACGTAAGAAAGGAGGATGGGAAAGGATTATCCAGCAATGATTTTTCGGACGAGTACAAACAGAAGATTGACGATCTGGCATACACCAAGATTGCCGTCAACAGTCTGACTGCCACAAACAGCAGCAATGAAATTGGCGCAACGGTAGCAGCAAGTGATGTTGCATGGACGTTAAACAAAGAGCCAAAGACACAGAAGATCAAATTTGGAGCGGAAGCAGAAGAAACACTGGATAAAGCGCTGCGAAAGAAATCTTACACCGGAAAGTCGCTCAAAACAAATACCAATATTGTATTGACTGTAACAGATGAGAGGGATGCAGTCGTATCCAGAACGGTTAGCATCACTTTCCAGCCAAAAGTATACTGGGGCAAGAGCAACAAGACACAGTTGGAAAATGCAGACATCCTGGCGCTGGAAGGATCTGCTCTTGCCGGCGGAAGAGGACGCAGTTTTACAGTAAATGCCGGAGCAGGTGAGAAGATCGTGTATGCAATCCCTACATCATTTGGAACTCCGACTTTTAATGTCGGTGGATTTGACGGCGGATTTACAAAAGCGCAGACATTGGAGTTTACCAACACGTCCGGATATAAGCAGAGCTATGACGTATGGATGTCTGTAAACGCAGGACTGGGGTCTACAGCAGTCGCAGTAAAATAAGGAGGTTTGAAAGATGGCACAGAGCATTGAAGGTGGTGTTGTAATAGTCAACACCTTATCCACAAAGAATAACGGAAATTACCCACTGGTCATGGCAGAGAGCGTGCAGCTTGAGGAAGGAAAAACTGTAGAGCAGAAGATCGGGGAACTGGAAGCAGGAGCAGGAAACGAGGTTATCTCAAACGAAGAAATTGACAATTTATTCAAATAATAAAGGAGAATCAGGATTATGGCAAAATTTTTAGATCTGAATGGATTATCACATGCGATTGACAAAATCAAGGAATGGGCAGACGGTGCATTTCGAAAAAAAGCTGATAAGGTGCTTTCTACAGAGGTTACCTACAACGGAAAAACATTGGACGAAGCAATCAAGAACGGAGAATTTAAAGGTGAAAAAGGAGAGCAAGGAGCTGTTGGACCGCAAGGACCAGCCGGTACTGCCGGAACACAGGGACCACAGGGAATTCAGGGACCTGCTGGGCCAGCGGGAGAAGCATTTAAAATCGCAAAAACTTATGAATCTGTAGATGCCATGAATAAAGGGTTTGCGACAGATGAAGTAAAAGAGGGACAGTTTGTCATGATCGATACCGGTAACGTAGAAGATGAAGACAATGCAAAATTGTATGTGAAAGGAAAAGAAGCATATTCTTACATTACAGACTTATCGGGTTCTACTGGATTAACCGGACCGAAAGGGGAGCAGGGGCTCCAGGGAATTCAGGGGCCTGCTGGTGAGAGAGGTCCGCAGGGGCTTCAAGGTCCTGCTGGAGAAAAAGGAGAAAAGGGAGAACCGGGCGCTGCCGGTCCTCAAGGGCCTGCTGGGGAAAGAGGACCAGCTGGACCACAGGGACCTGCGGGATCTGATGCAAATGTAGAAAGCATTTCAAACTCAGAGATTGATTCATTGTTTACCGCGTGAAGTGGGGTGGTTAAATGAAATATTTAAGTTGGACAGGACTACAGCATTTTTACGACAGATATATATCACCACTCAAAGAAGTTGCAAGAACCGGAAGATATGATGATCTGATTGAAAAGCCGGAAATTGTAAACAATACAACAACGGAAAAAGAAGGGACTATACTGGATGGAAGAGTGGGGAAAAAGGTGGGAACAGATATCTCCAATATATGGGAAAATCTGGATCAATTAAATGCAAAAATAGGAATAGAAAGTACCATACAATTCATAACAGTAAAGCAAAAGGTTATAAATTTGCAGAATAATGACTTTTTGGCAATAGCTACAATAGGAGAGTTGACCAACAATAAAGTCGGTGCAGATGAGTTAGATCGTTTGTATATCCAGGCACAAAGTGCGGACGAAACAGCTAATAGAGCATTTATAATAGCCACGACTATGAGACCGAATGGACAAGTTCTTGTGAAATTAAGTGAAGTCGGCAGCGGAGTGATGCGAGTTTCTTTTCTGTGTGCAGTGACTGGAAAGGCACAAGCAAGGGAAGAAACAGAAGATATTTTAATTGCAGAACAAGAATTTCAGGCAAAAACGTTGCTAAACAGATTTGATGAGCATGGAAAGATGATCATTCCAGATGCGATAGATGCAAATACATTAGATCCAAATGGTCCGGCGGTAGAAATTGTATAGGATGCGGAAATGACGGGAAATTAACAATTTGAATACAGAAAGGAAAGTGAGGATATGAAGAAAATGAATTATGCAGAACCAATTATTGATGTTTATAATGCGATTGTAGGAACGGTCGTTGCTGTTCTCTCGTACATCCTCGGAGAACATTGGATTTTATTTGTAGCATTTTTGCTTTTAAATATTGCTGATTGGATAACAGGATGGATGAAGAGCAGAATGGCTAAGAAAGAAAATTCTGTTAAAGGATGGAAAGGCGTATTAAAGAAATTAGGGTACTGGTTGATGATTATGGTAGCATTTGGAGCAAGTGCAGTATTCATAGAAATAGGAAAGACTATCGGAGTAGATTTACAGGTTACAACATTACTTGGATGGTTTGTACTTGCAAGCTTGCTTATTAACGAGATTAGATCGATCTTGGAAAATTTTGTAGAAGCTGGATTAAATGTGCCAGTTGTTCTTATCAAAGGATTAGAAGTTGCAGATAAGTTGGTAAATAAAGACGATAATACTAAATAATGAATGTTTATGGAATGGGGGGTGGTTCCAATGTGTGTATAAATATAGAAACTCGTAAATAAGTAAAGAATAGATTATGGAGGTATTATTTTATGGCAAATTTAGAACAATTCATTCAAAATATGGTAAATATGTGTAATGACAATTCATATGGTTATCGTCTCGGAGGATGGGGGCCAAAGGATTACGATTGTGCAAGCTCCATCATAACAGCATTGCGAAATGCTGGATTTGATACTGGATCAGCTACATATACAGGGAATATGGCAGCAGAGCTTTGTGCGAGAGGATGGACAAGGCTGCCAGTTGGCACTTCATTGAACAGAGGAGATATTCTTCTAAATGAAGTGAATCATGTGGCATTATATGTAGGTAATAACCAGCTGGCTGAATTTTCTTCTGATTACGATGGAGCTTCAGGGGACAGCAGTGGAAAAGAAGCGAGTGTGCATGGGTATTATAATTTCCCGTGGGATTGTATTTTGAGATATAAAGGCAACACAGAAACGGAAGAAATTAAGAATGTACATTTATATGAATGGAACGGGGGAGATAATCAGTGGTGGAAGCTGATAAAGGACACAGATGGATTCTATGAAATGCAGTGCAAAGGAAATGGTCTGTTTTTGGATGTACATGAAGGTAAAGATGAGAATGGACAGAATGTTGTAGCCTATAAAAGGAATGGAACAAATGCTCAGAAATGGAAGATAATCCCAGTAAATGATTCAATATTAGGGAATTTTGCGTTTGAACTCGCTCCGAAAATCAATACAAATAAGCGTTTGGATGTGTTTGGAAATGGAGTAGACAACCATACAAATATTGATATTTATGATACAAATGGTTCAGATGCGCAGCGTTTTTACATGAGACCAATCGGAGAGGGCTATTATCAGATTATCAATATCAACAGTTTAAAATCTGTTGATGGAGGCGGAATCTTATAATAGTGAAAAGAGAGCTTGGAAACAGGCTCTCTTTTATTGTGCGACATCGCACAGAAAGGAGAAGAAAT